ATGCCTCACGATTGGTTTGATTTTAGTGAATTACAGTTCACAAATAATTGAATTTCTGAACTTCTTGATATTTGTGTGTTTTTATATGTATCCGTTTCGATCATCAACAAATCAATCTTTCTAACTTGCTTTCTTCATGTTAAAAAAGTAAAAATCCTATGAACCTATGATTTGGCTATCAAAGTATATATGAACAAGCCCGGATTATATTGCTCCAAGTTAGTTTGATTATATGCTTTACATCCAGCGCTTTTTCTGCTATACTCTCCTTACAGTGAAAGAGGAAAAACGACCCGGACGGCCGCCGCGCGTTCACTCTTTCACCAAAAATCCCGACGGGGAAAAACGCAAGGAGAAAACACAATGAAAAATATCACCAACACCAACGCGCTCAAGGCTATCGACAGCAACAACAACAATTCCGAAAAGGAGAACAAAACCATGATGAACGAAAACAAGACCGCTATCAACTTCTCGAAAATGGTAGAACTCATTGACGTGCTCACGGAGAATGCCGCAACAACGCCCGAACTTTCAAGCGCTGAACTTGTAATCGCCTTACAAAAGGCCGCGCAAAAGCTCGCAAAAGAGCAAAATGTCGGTTCTAACGAACTGAAGGCAACACGCGCCGCATTCAACGCCGCCGCACGCGCTGACGTGGCCGCCGCTAAAGCCGCCGCAAAGGCCGCAAATAAGGCCGCTAAAGCAAGCGCAAGCAAGGCCGAAAAGGACGCCGCTAAAGCCGCCGCCGCAAAGGCCGCCGCTAATGCGTTCGCTCCGTTCGCTCAAATCGTTGGGACCGCAAGCGATGACGAAAAGGCCGCATTGAATGCCCGCTGCGCCGCTCTCGGTATCACCGTTGCAAAAGCGCGCGCCGCATATAAGAAGGTATACCCGGACGGGTATTTTGCCACGGCCGCTGTCTTCTTCGCTGACCTTCTCGACGCCAGTGTTACAGAGATGAATATCATGCTGCCGAAGTTCGCTCGCTATTGCAAAGCTCACAAGGTGGACGCTGTGGCCGCCTCGACACGTGGCCGTGTCCTCTCCGTTGAACGTCGCAACGCCGCCGCGCCCGCCGCTTGCTAGCACTCGCACGGCCTGTACACACGGCCCGCGCTCACAACCGCAAACAGTTTTAGCCGTGTCCCACTCACGGCGCACGGCTAGACTATCCTTAGATTAGTACCACTGTACCTTGACAACAGAGTGTAGAACGTGGATAACGTGCACCACTCTGATAATAAAGCTCACGTGTGATTATAACCTGCGCTCGCAAACAGACGACAACACAGAACGTGTGCGAGAGAAAGCAAACACTTAACGTGTGTTGCAATGGTGACGTGTCCCTTGCAATGGCTGCGCGTGGAAAGAAAGAAGACGAAAGCTCAACCACTATTCAGGCTCCAGACTGTATAGCTTAGTTAGTAGTCTACGGCATAACGTCCTGTTTGTCAAGTGTCAAAACAAGAGAACCTATGACAAAACCTATGATTTGGGCGCGAGCATGGTGGCTGTATGCCGCCCCTTGCGCCCTATAACAAATCCGAAAGGGGTATATCAAATGTCGTTATGGGACGAAATCGTTGCCACTATCGCATCTTATCGTGAAGGTCTGTTGGACGAACGAGACCTGTATATCAGCTTTGTACGCATGTTGAAGCACCTCATTTTTGGTGACTTCTGGGACTTTGTACGGATGATCGAATGGTCCTCTGATATGTCTGTGGGCCTTGTCGCAGTATCGCATCCCAAGTTTAAACCTTGGACGAGATGGTACGGAATGCCCTACTCTCTTTACATCAGACTGTGGGCCTTGCGGGTCTGCTGGCTCAATGCAAAGCAGTCGCACATGCTCGCCTGGGACTACTTCCTGATGATGAACTATTGGGAATACTAAGGGGGTATCTACAATGAAGAAACTTGTTGAACTGTACCCGCTTGCGTTCAAATTGGTCGAGGCATTCCACAAGTGGCTCAGAGCAAAGCGAATGTGCGTACATTGTACGCTGATCTCCAGCATGGACGGCGAAGATAGAAACTGGCGACTTGAGCAAGCTGCGGATTGGCAGAATGAAGCTGATAACATTGAAAAACAGATTGACCTCATGTGCTATCTGTTTAACCTGTACGGCTCAGGTGATGCTCCATTGTGCCTGCCCGGACTCGCATCAACAAAACGTGAAATGCTTCGCTTTGTTAAGTCCCTCGAACGCAAACACGAATACATTGATGGTCACGAAAAGTTCTTTGTCGAGGCCATGCACAAGTACCTTGTGAAACAGCTTTATAAGTAGCACACCATCCCGCCGCCTTGCCAACTGGTGAGGCGGCATTACTTTATCCTGAGGAGGAATAACACCATGATGTTTATCACCGACACCGCTGAAAAGCGTTACCTGCGTCGTATTGCTTCGGCTATTTACACACTGATCGAAAGCACCAGAGCATTTCGTCTCGAACTGAGAAAGCCTGATGGTGAGTATAGCCACGTAATGGCTGAAATGTATCGCCACAGCAGCAACCGTGCATTCTCTGTCCTAGCCTCGTTTCAGACACTTATGGACGATGATATGGACGTATTGAGCATTGTTCGTGCCGGACTCAAGCACGGTTTCGCCATTGATGAAACGCTTGATAAGTACGTACATTGCCATGCACGTGAATTTCGTGACGTTGACCCTAAGTATTATTTGTACTGGAACGAGGAGGCCTAACAATGAACAAAGCAAAACTCAACACCATCCCTGTTTGGACCAACAGCCTTGACCCTGAAACCCTCGACCTTGACTTCATCCGGTCAGAGTATGGCGAAGACTGCGCTAACAACCCTGATTGGCTGGCACAGTACGCCTACGACTGCAACACTGACTACATGCACGACCTCGTTGATGAGTTCAAGTGCATGGAAGGCCGTCACATCGTGGCTATCATCAAGGGCCAGAAGTGGGACGGGAACTACCTGTCTGTCCTGCCTGTGAACGGCGGGATGCGGGGCATCTTGACCCTCGGCGGTGGCAACTACGATAGCGAGTTCTTCCTCGACAGGTGGAACTTCAAAGCGCTCTTCCATCATCATGATGGATGCCACTCCATCCTCTTCCGTGAAGTCAAGCCTGAGTGGGCTGACGATGTACGAGAGATCATGTACCGCATCAGCATCACTAAGAAACAGAACGTGCTCAAGCAGAAGATCAACAGATACACCAAGACCCTGCGTCCTTACTTCTGCAACGTCTGGGGCATCAAGTAGTGAACACGCCCGCTCTGGCCTAGCTAGGGCGGGCATAACTTTATCCTTAGGAGGAAAGAAAATGAAACCAGTCACATTCGATTCTCTTCTCAATCACAACGTGCGCAAATGGGCCAACAAAGTTGAAACCGTTGAATGGCTGAAAGAACACTACATGTCCTGCACTGACGATGAGCAGGAAGCCGTCGAAACCTTTATCCATGATGCTGCCTACGGTATCGCAAGCGGTGGCATGTGGTGGGTCTACAACAACGACATCATCAACAAGTTCTATCTGCCCTACAGGGACGAACTCAAAGGCACAGTCCTGCATCACCTGCATGGCAGCGAAGTGGCCGACGTGCGAAAGTGCATCCGCGCTGGACAGGAAGCCGAGCACCCTGAGTTCTGGCCTGACATCTGCTCCATAATTCTCAAACTTATGGACGAGATGCTGTACTCGTGGGCCAACAACCTCGCCCGCAAGATGGGTACACACACTGAGCGCTCGTACTTTGAACGGCTGAACTAGGAGCCTATGACAAAAACCTATGATTCGGACACGCCCGCCCTCGCATCATGCAAGGGCGGTATTTCAATCTCGCAAGAGGAGGCACTACAAATGAGCAACATGGTAAGAATTGATAACTATCCTGACGGCATGAGCCACTTCTTGAATCCAAGCTCTGACGAGTTTTGGAACGAACTGAAAGCCCGTATGGGCTCGGATGTGGCCGATTACTTCTGGACAACCATTCACGAACTGGATGAACAGTTGACCGAAGCCCCCGATCAGGACGAAATCGATGAGGCTTACAGCTACTTCGATGATCACACCACCGCTGAAGAATACCTCGTCGATATGATCGACAACGGTGAGATCGATCTGAACGGCATCAAGGAATGGCTCACATATCTGTATACCCAGGTCAGACCTCGCAACTACGGGCATGATACGCCCACCGATATGGAGAAAGAAGCGATCTGGGGAGACCTTGAGCAGTTCATGCACGACTGGAAAAAGAGGTGGTACGTATGAAATCACGTCGCATTGATGTGAACCACCTTGCTGACTACCTCTTATTCAGGTGGTATCGCCGTATTGTTTTCGATGAAAGTGAGTTCTTTGCCATGCTGAACATTTCTGAGTATGATGCTGACGCATTGCATCGCCTGTTCTGGAAGTGCAAGAAAGCAGGCATCAGCTACGAATGGACCAAACTGGCCCTCGTCTGGTATCTCAACAACATCTAGTGCATCATGCCGCCTTGCCACATGGTAGGGCGGCATTACTTTATCCTGATAGGAGGAAACATAATGACATTCTTTCAGACAATCGCTTGTGAAAAAATGGCAGAACTTGGCTACACATATGACAAAGAACAGTCTACCGAACAGTCCATTCGCTTCAATAAAGATGATTACTGTCGTCTTTTTAACTCGTGGATTGAAGTAAAAAAGTTTGTCGAAAGCGAGCTGACGTATTAATGAGAAGGTATCACGAAGTGCTTATCCATCACAAGTTCAAACAGAGTAACAGTATTGTGCGTAATCTCACTACTCTGTGGCGTTGTAAGTTCTGTGGTAATCACCGTCTTGAAGAGAATATGTTGACTCATCAGCGTGATTACTTCTACCACAACACCTGCATTGTCTCAGTCAACGAGAATGATAAAACTCTCGTCATCAATAACGGCGGCTGGGACACCCTCAGCACCCGCACGGCCATCAACGGCTACGTCTGCTACTACAAGAAGCCCGGTTGGAAGATCGAGTACGCATCCACCCACGTTGGACGCAAAGATTGGTAAAGGAGGAACGAACAATGAAATACTGGCGCATCAACAACAAACTCATCTGCGGTGAAACCTTTGACGAAGCAGTACGATTTGCAGACTACCTCAAGCATCTTGAAGGTGATGACGATCACAACTACGACCTCGCTGCTCTCTATCGTGAAGACAGCTCCTGCGTGAGCGAAACCTCGCTCTGTGAAGAGATCAGAACCTACCTCGTAGAAGATGCGTATGAGTCCGACTGCATCGAGTGGTGGAACGACTACTGCGACCATAACCGCTACTACGAAGATCGCATCGAAGTCTACGGCAATGCCAGGGAGTATGTCGAACGTATGTACTGCGACCCCGAATCCGCTCTTGACGAACTCGACCGCTTGTACAGTGACAGAACACCCTACTACGGGGAGTACATCAAAGGCGACAGCGGTCATGGTGCTACCGTCGGTTATTTCAATGACGTTTGGGACGACTATATGTACCGCGAGCTGGCAGACTGGCTTACCGACGGTAACGGCGAACCCAACGACGACATCGAAGCCCTCATCGACGAGTTTAACGATGTCACCAAGACCTTTGAGGAAGAAGAGGACGGATTCAGAGCGTTCATGAAAGTTGAAGAACAGAAGTAGCGTAAGTCCAGTATTTATGCTATACTTATACAAAGCTCACGATGGAGGTATAGCATGAACATCTGGGACGAATACAAAAAGATACGCGCTACGGCATCTCCCCTGCTGCAAAGAATTGATAAAGTCCTCAAGACACAAGGCATCAACAGCATTGAGACTTTCTTGATCTTTGAAATCATTTGTCAGGGCACTACATCGCTAAGTGCTATCGGAAGAGAACTCGGGATGAACACAGGGTCGATAACTACTGTAATAAAGAAACTTGCAGATAAAGGATACATCACCAACACTCCTGACCCTAACGATAACTCCGACCGACTTCTCAAGCGCAAGCTCCTGAACCCAACAGACAAGGGTAAGGAAATCTACACCCAACTCATGCAACAGTTTGAAACCGAATAACCCTGCACCACACCTGAGCGTCTAGCCTTTAAGGTTAGGCGCTCTATTTTTATCCTTACGGAGGTAAACAATGCGTAAAATTATTGACGGCAAAATCTACAACACTGAAACAGCGGAATGCCTTGGCTTTTGGAGCAATCACCTCAGCATTACCGACTTCCACTACTGTAAAGAAGCCTTATACCGTACACGAAAAGGCCGTTACTTCATCTATGGCGAAGGCGGCGCTATGTCATGCTACGCTGAACAGTGCGGTGATATGTGGGGCGATGGCGCCGACATCCACGTTGTTTCTGAAAAAGAAGCCCGTGAGTGGGCCGAACGACACCTCGATGCAGACGAATACGAGAATGCTTTTGGAGAAGTGGAGGAAGCCTAATGAAAGGAATCTACCAGAGAGGCAACCGCTGGCGCTGGGAAGTCATGTACGATGGCCGTCGTCAGGTCGGATATGCCGACACAGAAGCGCAGGCGATACGGGCCAGAGATCACGCCCTCAAACTCCTCAAGCTCGGCGAGTATGACAAGGACGACCCCCACACCATCGGCGGTATGGTCAAAGTCATGCTCGAAACAGAATGGTCCACGGCCAACTGCAAATCCCACGACTGGTTTGAACGCAACTGCCGCCTCATCATGACCTACTTCAAACCGAATACACCGTTGAGCGAGATCGACAGCCAGGACATCACCGAGTACGTCCTGTACCTCAAGGAAGAACGCCACAGCGCCAACGGCACCATCAATCGAAAGCTCGCCGCCCTGTCAAAGCTCCTCAAAGTCGCGGAAGAACGAGGGTACATCAACAGCCGCCCTGTCATCCGCAGACAGCGCGAGCCAGAAGGACGCCTCCGCTTCCTCAGTGAACAGGAAGAACAGGACATGCTCACCTACTTCCTCGAACACAAAGAAGCCGTCCAGCTCAACGCCGTCGTCCTGCTCATGGACACAGGCATCCGCTGCGGAGAACTCCAAAAACTCACCATCAATGATATTGAGTGGGACATGGGAAAGTACGGCATCCTCGTCCTCCGAGACACAAAGAACGGCACAAGTCGCAGCGTTCCCCTCACCCAGAGGGCAGCCAAAGCCGTCAATGCCCTCCTCAGTATGAGCGATGACACCCTCCACCTCGTTCCTCAAAACCATGACTGGATGAGAACATCATGGCTCAGAATGAAGCACGCACTCGGACTTGACAATGACCCGGAGTTTGTTCCGCATTGTTTACGCCACACCTGCGCGTCACGCCTTGTACAGAGTGGAGTCCCCATATTCACTGTCAGTAAATGGCTCGGACACAAGAGTATCAATACGACAAAGCGATACGCCCACCTCAGGCCAGAAGACCTGTATGACCTTGTGGACGTACTGAACAAGGGACACTAAAATATCGTACATCCCTTGAGCAAAAAACTTGGTGGAAATTTGCACCATGGCTACACCAGTAAAAAATTGTCCGACGTAAGCTAGCATTTAGAGATCAAATGAAATAGACTTAAAATCCCTTGGCCTTACGCCGTGCGGGTTCGAGTCCCGCTCTGAGCACCAATTTTTACAACAATCTGTTCCATTTTGACTAGGCTAGGCACTTTGATGTGCCTGGCCTTTTTTGTTTTTCCACCAGAATTCCCAAGGGATGTACGATTTTGCATTGACTACTTGACAAACTCCGATGAGTCAATGTAAACTCACACTACACATTTTTATGTATGCACGGAGGAAGAAATGAATACAGACGCACTATCTTTCCTTTCAGACGAACTCCCTGAAAACTGGGAAAAAGTGCTGGAACGCGAGAAAACAATCCGTAACCAGCATATGATCGATGTCGAAAACGTTGCCCGTCGATCTTTCGAGACCGGGACTATCTCCAAGTATACGCCCGTCCGAACCCTGATGTCTCACTTCCTGCCGGACATCATCAAATACATCGAAAACGCAACCAAGATTCAGGATGCAGGCCGCCACGCACTGCGCAGGAAAGAATTCCGGAAAAGACTGGCCGAAGAACCCTATGACGTTTACGCCTACATCGCTCTTTCCGTCATGCTCGATCACGCCTCTGGAATAGCCAGCGTTGCCAGCGTGCTCACCGCCATCGCTAAACAGTGCGAACAGGAAGCCGAAATCCAGCACTGGCAGAAGACAGCTAAGAAATTCTTCAACGTCGTGCTCAAACGCCAGCGCGAAAACACTGACGACCCTGTGTGGATTCGCACAGGCCTGCACGTCGCCATGAACCGCTACATCAACGGTGAATACAAAATGCGAGACGGCAGCGACAGCGAGAAACATCCCGAAGTCCAGTTTGAAGCATGGTCTCAGGAATATCGTGAGTGGTTAGCTGAACTCCTGTACAGAGCAATCCTGTCTACGACACCTTTGTTCGAGGTCAAAGTCCGACATTACAGCGTCAACAAGAAAAGCTCTGAGAACACCAACAAGCTCATGGCCTCGCAGCAGCTCCTTGAGTGGGTTGGCGATGCAACAGCACGACTCGGCACACACGGCGGCTTTTACCTCCCCCTACCAGTTCCCCCGCGCCATTGGACAACCACCCAGAACGGCGGTTATTACACGCGATATGTCGGCCAACTCCCCCTCGTCAAAAGTCGCAACGAAGCCTATCAGGAAGAAATCCTCGAACTCACCGACGATTTTGCGATCACCTTCAAGGCCGTCAACGCAGCCCAGGACACAGCATGGCGCATCAATCCCCGTATCCTCAACGTGCTGCGCGACCTCATCCACGAAGGTAAAGCCATCGCTGGACTGCCTCCTGCTGACGAAATCCCCCTGCCAGTCTGCCCCAAGTGCGGACAAAAGATCGAACCCGGCGTAGATCACCCCTGCTTTGAAGACGCAGCCATCCTCAAACAATGGAAAGAAGCCGCCCACGAGACCTACAAATCCAACGTCGAAGCCCGTGGCCGACGCCTGCGCCTCTCCCTCTCAACAGAGACAGCAGAACTTCTTCTCGGAGATGAGAAATTCTTCTACGTCTACCAGACCGATTTTCGTGGTCGCCTCTACCCCCTCGGCTCACTCACACCGCAGGGGACCGACGCTGAAAAGGGGATGCTGGAATTCGCAGAAGGCGTCCCCCTGGGTGAACACGGTGCGAAATGGCTGGCAGTCCACATCGCCAACTGTTGGGGCGAAGACAAATCCGACTACGACACCCGTGTTAAATGGACCCGCGACAACACCCCCTGGATAATGCAGTGCGCACAGGAACCCCTCATCCATCGTGAATGGACCGAAGCCGACTCCCCCTTTATGTTCCTCGCCGCCTGCATGGAATGGGAACAGTACGTCAAGATCGGCTCCAGCTTTGAATCCCACATCCCTATCGGACTTGACGGCTCCTGCTCAGGCATCCAACATTACTCAGCTCTGCTGCGGGATGAAGTCGGTGCGCTGGCGACCAACGTCAAGGCAACACCCGGCCAGACGCGCAAAAGCGACATCTACGCCATGGTCGCAGAAGAGACCTTGAAAAAGTTCAGGGAAGACCTGACAGGGCCAGATCAGGACAAGGCCAAACACGCCCTCTTCCTGCTCGCTCACAACGCCATGAACCGCAAGATCACCAAGCGGGCCGTCATGACACTTCCCTACGGCTCCACCTTTCAGGCGTGCTTAGAGTATGTTTCCGAGGCATTGGACGACCTCCCTGAGATCAAAAAACTGTCAAAAGAAGAAAAGCGTCCCCTCTTCAACTACGCATCCAAAACAGTCTGGGACTCGATTCCTCTGGTCGTCAAAGGCGCACGGCAGGGCATGGACTATCTCAAGAAAGTCGCCCGCCTCGTCAGCCGCGCCTCTGCCCCTGTCACATGGCAGACACCGACAGGATTCATCGTGCATCAGTCCTACTATCTGCCCGACATGCACCGAATCTCGACGATCATGAACGGAAATATCGCCACTCGCGTGCGCATCGTTCAGGACTCCAAGCACATCGACAAAGCCCACCAAGTCAGCGGCATCGCGCCGAACTTCATCCACTCCCTCGACGCCTCTCACCTCATGCTCTCAGTCTGCGCAGCCAAAGACAAAGGCATCAACGCCTTTGCCCTCGTCCACGACAGCCTCGGTACCCACGCAGGACGCACAGAAGAATTCTTCTACCTGCTCCGCGAGCAATTCTACCTGCTGTACAAAAATCATCAGCCTCTCCACGATTTCATCAAGAATGTCAAACCATTGATTCAGCCTGACGACCTCGACAAGCTCGATGAACCGCCGATTATCAACACGCTTGATATTAAAGATGTACTGGATGCAAAGTTCTTATTCAGCTAGATATGGTCTAAGTTGCATATCACTTTAAGCTGTAGCCTAGTACCAAAAGCCCTCCTGGAACGTTTTCGCCCGTATATGAGAAAAACAGCGCTGATTTTTGTTCCGTTTCCTCTTTACCCTTTCATCAGACGAATTAGGGGGGCACTGATGATTTTTTGGGGGGTAAGGGGGGCAACATAACCTATATTAAACTAGATTAAAAATATATAGAGTTATGTTTAAGACGGGTTATACCGGGTTAGTTGATGACCATCATCAGATGGTCATCATAAAAAATCATAACAGAATTGAATATGGTTCTCTTCTTGTTATAACAATTTCTAAACATGAAGAGAATAATACTCAATACTGCTATAACCTAGTTATAAACTGGATAAGAGGTCTAAATAATATGGTTAAAGATACACTACTGTGTCGTATAGCTAATAGCGATATGCGGTCGGCAGCAAGGACCGTTATGGCCCTGCTCAACCTGCTCCAAGATGTTCCAGCCGATACTCAATGTGTCGCATCGGCTGTCTTATTTCTGAGCCTCTGCGAACGCTTTGACCTTCATGCTACGGACGTCTTGAACTACGCAGATAACATGACGAAGAAATCAGGCGGGTACAGCAAGGCAAATTTTGAGGCCGTCAGGGCCTACATGAAAAATGAATTGGAGGACTAATCATGCTCAAAGAAGTTAAGCTCAAGAACGGAAGCACCGTCGTCAAGGGCACGACGCCCAAAGGCCGTGTCGAATTCGCCCACGTCTACGAGCCTCAGCGCCAGATCGGTGATCAGGCCATCGAGCCGACCTATTCAATTAACCTGATTATGGACGGAAATGACGAAGTTAAACGTTTTATTGACTGTCTTGATGCCGAGATGAACAAGGCCGAGGAGATGGCGCAGGAGGCCGCGAATCAGGCCAAGGGCCGCAGCAAAGGCAAGCTCCCGACTAAGCACGACGAGAATTACGGCGAAGTCTACGATGACGACGGCAACCCCACAGGCCAGTATTTCGTCAAGGCCAAGGCCAAAGCCGAGGGCATCACGCAGGCCGGGAAGAAATGGAAATTCAAGCCCACGATCTTCGACGCCAAGGGCAAGCCTTTCCCCGAAGCCAATCCTCCTATAATCGGAAACGGCAGCACTGGCCGCCTGGCCCTTACCGCTTATGCCTACGCCGCTCCCATTGGCTACGGCGTTTCAATCAGACTTGAAGCCGTGCAGATCATCGATCTCGTCGAATACAACGGCAAGAGCGCCACGGATTATGGCTTCTCCGTTGAAGAAGGTTACAGCGTCGATGAAGTCACGCCGCTCACGCTTGACGGTGAGAATGAAGCGCCTGACGAACTCGAACCCGGCGAACAGCCGAAGTCATATCGCAGCCGCATGACCGAAGACGAAGGGGACGGTGATTTTTAGTGACCGTGATGTTCACTAAACACGGACGACGCAGAGGGGCCGGAGGCTCTCGCTTTGAGGCTGAGATCAAGGCCGAGCTTGAATACAACGGGCTGATCGGCACAGAAAAAGTGCCTAAAATCCCCTACGTTGAAAAGCATAACTACATCCCTGATTTCAAGCTCCCTAACGGCATCCTCATCGAAGCCAAAGGCTACTTCCCCCGTGAAGACCGGGTGAAGATGGCCGCTGTCAAGGCCAGCAATCCCGATCTCGACATCCGCTTCGTCTTCCAGAACGCATCGAGAAAACTTGATAAAAATGCAAAGTCCACCTACGGAGAATGGGCTGACAAATACGGCTTCCCGTGGGCTAATAAGCATCTTCCCGTCGAATGGATGTTCGAGAAAGGAATCGCCCGTGCGTAAGATCGATACCATCATCATCCACTGCGCAGCGACCACGCCCCGCATGGACATCGGTGCCAAGGAGATCAACCTGTGGCATCGGCAGCGCGGATTTTTCAACCTCGCCAGCGGCTTGTCCATCGGCTATCACTACGTCATCCGCAGAGACGGCACCATCGAAACGGGCCGCCCTGTCAGTGAAGCAGGTGCTCATGCCAAAGGTCACAACGCCCACTCCATCGGCATCTGCCTCGTGGGTGGCATCGACACCAACGGCAAGCCCGAAGCCAACTACACACCCGAGCAGTGGGGTTCGCTGTTTGATCTCGTCAAGCGCTTGGCAAAAGCCTACAGCGTCACCCCCGATCACATCATCGGCCACAACGAAGTCGCGGCCAAAGACTGCCCCTGCTTCAACGTCCGCACCTGGGTAAAAGAACATGAAGACGATTTCAAGGAGGAAAAATAAATGACATACAACGAACTCATCAGAGCTTATCAGGAAGCACGCCAGCACTACAACCCCGAAACAGTCACGCTTGCCCGTGCAAAAGACGACATCAACACGTTCATGGACGTGCTCTTCACGTCGCTGACCGAGGACGACAGCACCAACCTTTACGGAGTCGGCACCCTCAAAGTCGTCAAAACCACTGCTCCTGAACGTCTGCGCTACAACCCCACGTCCGGCAAGAATGAGAAAGTCGCAGAGCACGACCTCGTTAAAGCGTATTTCAAGCCCTGCCCCGCACTCAAAGAACACGTGCTGATGTAAATGTCCACCAGTGAAGCAATCCGAACCCACATCCCCTGTCCCCTGTGCGGTTCACACGACGCCGGAGCTGAATACTCCGACGGCCATTTCTTCTGCTTCTCGTGTCAAGGACATATACAGGGGGACAGCGAAAAAGGAGAAACGTCAATGCCAAAGGAACTTTTTACAGACATCGAGTACAGGCCCCTTGTGAGCCGCAAGCTCACCCTCGAAACATGCCAGAAATACGGCTACGGAATCGCGCACGATGGCCAATCCACGTGGCAAGTCGCCCCCTATCGCAATCAGGACGGGGAACTTGTCGGCCAGCATCTGCGAGGCCCGGACAAAACGTTTCGTTGGCGTGGCAGCCCCAAGGACTTGCAGCTCTTCGGCCAGCACCTCTTTGCTAACGGCGGCAAAATGGTCATCGTCACCGAGGGCGAGATCGATTGTCTGAGCCTATCTCAAATTCAGGGCAATAAGTGGCCTGTCGTCAGCCTTGCCAACGGTGCAGGCAGCGCAGTCAAGGCGTTCAAGGACAACATCGAATGGCTTGAGAGTTTTGAGAAAGTCGTGATCTGCTTTGATATGGACAAACCTGGACAGGAAGCCGCCAATGCAGCGGCTCAAGTCCTCAGTCCCGGCAAAGCATATATCATGGAACTCCCGCTCAAAGACCCGAACGACATGCTCAAAGCAGGCCGCACCGAAGAGCTTGTCAATTCAATATGGCAAGCCCGCCCCTACCGTCCTGACGGCATTATCGGAGGCGAAGACCTGTGGGCTGAGATCATCAAGCCCCCAGAGAAAAGCTACACCACCCCGTATCGGAAGCTCAACGTCATGACCGAGGGCATCCGAAAGAAGGAGTTGTGGCTTTTCACAGCGGGCAGCGGCATCGGTAAAAGCACTGTCGTGCATGAGATCGCGTACCACCTGATGATGAAGGAAGGCTTGACGATTGGCGTAATGGCGCTCGAAGAGTCCAAGCGCCGAGCAGCCGAGCGCTACCTGAGCATCTACCTGAACCGACCCCTTCACCTCACTCGTGAAGGAGTAACCGAAGAAGATTTGAGAGCCGCCTACAAGGCCACTATCGGCCAAGAAGGGCGGTTCTTTTTATATGACCACTTCGGCAGTTCAGACATCGACACACTTATGTCGCGCATCCGCTACATGGCCGTCTCCTGCGGCATTGACTTTCTTGTACTCGACCATATCTCGATAGTTGTTTCCGGTCTTCGTGACGCTGGCGATAACGAACGCAAGCAGATAGATCAGCTCATGACAGCTTTGCGCAGCCTTGTTGAAGACACAGGCATCGGCGTCTTGGGGGTTGTCCACCTCAAGCGACCCGCGCAAGGCGAGAGTTGGAACGACGGCAAGGAACCCAGTTTAACCGACCTGCGAGGCTCAGGTGGACTGGAACAGCTATCAGATACGGTCGTAGCGCTTTGCAGAGATCAAAAAGATGAAGAGCACGGCAACGAAAGCCGCATGATCGTGCTCAAAAACCGCTACACAGGAGTGATCGGGGAAGTCGATACCCTGCGTTATGACAACAGGACGGGACGGCTCACCGCGATCGATAAGCCCGACGATAACCCGTTCAGATCGGAGGAAAACTATGAAGCTCAAACAGAGCCAGAAACGCCAGTACGAAAAGCTTATGCAGGCACGACGCGAAAGAGAAATCGAAAGACAGACACGCCCGCCCCTGCTGCGCAGATGGTGGGAATGGCTGATGCTCAAGAGCGGCCTGATGGCCCGCTAGAAGGTGAGTGTGATTTCTGATGATGTACTTCGGTATGTTCCTCGCGTTTGTCGGCGGCTGGTTCCTAGGTCTGTGTACTGGAGACGATGACTGATGAAGAACCTCCGTAGATTTGAATATACAGACATTGATGGAGGTCAGTTAAATATTGACCACTACGTCAAAGAAAAAGCTGTGGTACTTACAATTATGGAAGGTACTCTGTTTTCTGAAACCAGAGCTTTTTTGCTTGAGAAGGATTTACTTGAAAAAGTCATCGGCACTTTACAGGATTGTCTATCAAAAATGAAGGGTGACTAAATGTGCTCATCTTCGACATTGAAACAGACGGACTGCTCGACCAAACTACGCGACTACATGTTCTCTCGATATTGGACTGCGCACAAGGAACTGTGGAAACGTACTCTGACCACGGAGGATACGAGTCAGTGCATCGGGGCCTGTTTCGTCTCGCTAATGAGCCTTGCATTGGAGGTCATAACGTTCTGTGTTTCGACCTACCAGCTCTTAAAAAACTGTATCCGGACTTTAATCCAAGCGGTCAAGTCCTTGATACCCTCGTCCTCTCCCGACTCATCTGGCCCAACCTCGCCGAACTCGACTTCGACAAACTGAGACATGCCAAGACCCCATCTGACCCTTATTTTCACTTCCCCTCCAAGCTCGTTGGTTCCCACAGCCTACGAGCTTGGGGCTTTCGTTTAGGCGTCCTCAAAGGGGATTTCAGCGAGACAACCGACTGGCAGGAATGGTCCGAAGCCATGTGCAGCTACAACAGACAGGACGTAGTTGTGACAAAGGCACTCTATGATCTGATCTGCAAGCAGAACTACAGCGAGGAGGCAATTAATCTTGAACACCAGTTCCAGAAGATTATCTTCCAGCAAGAGCAGAACGGTTTCCCCTTCGATGAGCGAAAAGCCAGTGAATACTACTCCGCTCTATGTGCCGAGCGTGAACGAATACTTAGCGTGGTGCAACAGGCGTTCCCCCCTGTTGACAGAGGTTCCTATTTCACCCCAAAGCGTGACAACAGAGCAAAAGGCTACAAAGCCGGACAGCAAATCTGGCGGCCCAAGCTCACCCCCTTCAACCCCGGTTCACGACAAGAGATCATCGAACGCCTCCAAGAAAAGTACAGTTGGCAACCCAAAGAGTTTACCGAGAAAGGACAACCGAAGGTAGATGAAGATGTCCTATCACAGCTCGAATACCCCGAAGCCAAGCTGCTGTCCGAGTATTTTCTCGTCCAGAAAAGAATTGGTCAGCTCGCCGAGGGCAACAACGCATGGCTCAAGCTCGTAGCTCCAGATGGGAGGATACACGGACATGTCATTACAAACGGTGCTGTTACTGGTCGCTGTACACACACTCATCCTAACTTGGCCCAGGTTCCCGCCGTGGGCGTTCCGTGGGGTGCTGAGTTTCGCTCTCTGTTTTACGCTCCTGATGGCTGGCTTGTACTTGGAGCTGATGCTAGTGGACTGGAACTTCGATGCTTGGCTCACTATATGGCTCGGTACGATGGCGGCCAGTACGCTCAAAAGATACTTGAAGGGGACATTCACTGGCACAACGCCCAAGCCCTCGGCCTCGTTGGTAAAGACGAAGTAAAAAATCCTGATGACCCGCACCACATGTGGGCCAGAAACAAGGTAGCGAAGAGGTTCATCTACGCTTTCATGTACGGCGCAGGCGATGCCAAACTCGGTGAAATCGTTGGCGCTAAGGATGAAGAAGCCACAGTGCAGGGGAAGAAACTCCGCTCTACCTTCCTCCGTGCACTCCCGGCAATGAAGAACTTGATTGAAGACGTGAAGTATGTTGCGAAAGAGCGCGGATACCTGTTAGGTATCG